AAGCAAAAAATAAATCCCTAACAGAAAGAGTACCTCAACCCACTGGATGGCGTATATTAGTTATGCCATATATGGGCAAAGAAACAACTGAAGGTGGTATACATGTACCAGATTCTGTTAGAGAAAAAGAGGCAAGAGCAACAGTTGTTGCTTATGTGGTTAAATTAGGACCACTTGCATACAAAGATTTTGATAAGTTTGGAGAAGCGGGACCTTGGTGTAAGGAAGGCGACTGGGTTTGTATTGGTCGTTACACTGGGTCACGATTCAACATAGAAGGAGGAGAAGTTAGGATAATCAATGACGATGAAGTCATTGCAACCATTGTTAATCCCGATGACATCAAAACATACGGAGTTTAAGTATGCAAGAAAACATCGAGAAGACCGAGCCTCAAGAAGAGGAAGGTCAAGTAATTGAAATAAACGATGCAGAAGAAAAACAAGAAGAAAAAGTAGAAACAAGTGCAGAAACAGAAACAACTACCGAAGAACCGAAACAAGAAGCTACAGATGCTGATGACTTGTCTCAATATTCGGAATCTGTTAAGAAACGTATCGCAAAGCTCACTAAAAAATTTAGAGATGAAGAAAAAGAACGAGCTGCTGCGATAGAGTTTGCTGAATCTGTTAAGAAACAGAATGATGAACTCAGAGCAAAATTAGATAAATTAGATAATACTTACGTTGGTGAGTTTGATACTAGAGTGCAGTCTCAAGCTGCGGCAGCTAAAGAAGCATATAGAAAAGCTTACGAAGCTGGTGATGCTGATGCTATGTATGAAGCTCAACAAACTATATCTAGAATTGCTTTAGAAGAGGCAAGATTAAATCAATTAAAAGAACAAAGAGAAGAGAACGCTAAAAAAGCTGAAGTAAACGGGGCTGCACCAGCACCAGCACCGACTCAAGCTCCCCCACCTCCTAAACCAGATCCGAGAGCAGAGGAGTGGGCGACACAAAATGAGTGGTTCGGACAAGATCAAACAATGACATACGCTGCCTTTGGTATACATAAGTCATTAATTGAAGAAGATGGTCTTGATCCAAACACAGAAGAGTATTATACTGAATTAGATAATAGGATTAAAAGTGAATTTCCGCATAAGTTTGGAGAGACAAAGAAATCCTCTGGCCCCAGAGTCGCCTCTGCTGGAGCCACCGCCTCAAAGACGGTATCGCCAAAGGGACGCAGAACAGTCAAATTGACTCCATCGCAGATTGCGATAGCGAAACGGTTGAATGTTCCGCTTGAAGAATATGCTAAATATGTAAAGGAGTAGAAAATGGCTATAGATAGAACAACACGAGAAACTAAAAGTCGTGCAAATACTACAAGGAGAAAACCTTGGCAACCTCCAGCTAAGTTGGATGCTCCCCCAGCTCCAGATGGATTTGAACATCGTTGGATCAGAACACAATTAAGAGGTGAAGATGATAAAGCGAATGTTTTTTCCAGAATGAGAGAGGGATGGGAACCAGTTAGGGCAGAAGAATACGGCCCAGAAGCTGCAAAGTACCCAGTAATAGAGGAAGGTAAAAACAAAGGAATTATTGGTGTCGGTGGTTTAATGTTGGCACGAATACCCACAGAAACGGTGCAAGAGAGAACTGAATACTTCCGGGATCAGACCCGTAATCAAATGACAGCCGTGGATGAAAACTTGATGAGGGAACAACATCCCTCGATGCCTATTAGTGTTGATAGGCAAAGTCGTGTAACCTTCGGAGGACAGAAAAAGTCCGCCGATTAATTAATGAAGGAGCAATAAATGGCTAATGCAAATGTAGCTTTCGGATTTAAGCCTGTAGGAATGCATGGTTCAAGTCCAGCGACTCAAGGTACGAGTCAATACTTTATTGCTAGTGATGCTTCCGCGATCTTTCAAGGTTCACCAGTCAAAGCTGAATTAACTGGTGGAACTATTCAGATCGGATCTGCTTCTGGTAACGGAGACCAATTAGTTGGTATCTTTGCTGGATGTGAATTTGTGGATGCAACTACTGGCAAGTTAAGGTTTAGTAATACATGGCCTGGTTCAGGATCAGCTAATACTAACTTTGACATCAAAGGGTTTGTGTATGACAATCCAGCACAGAGATTTATTATCGCAAGTGATGGAACAAACACTGACAGAGCAACTGCTAAAGTAGACATCTTTAAGACTGCTGATATAGCAAGTGGAGCAAGTGGTAATACTACAACTGGTATTTCTTCTGCTGTATTAGATATATCAACTGCTGAAGATACAGATACTTCAAACTGTGTAATGATTTTAGGTATACATGAAGAAGTAACTAATGCTGATCATAGTGCTGCTGGTGTTTCATACATAGTTAAAATCAACAATCATGCGTTATTGTCTTCTGACGCTGACGCTACTGCATCTTAAGGAGGGTCTAGTATGGCTATTTCAAGAGCACAACTCGCCAAAGAGTTAGAGCCTGGCTTGAACGCTCTCTTTGGTATGGAGTATAATAGGTATGAAGGTCAACATGCAGAAATCTTCGACACAGAGTCCTCAGACCGAGCATTCGAAGAAGAAGTAATGTTGAGTGGTTTCGGAGCAGCACCTACTAAACAAGAAGGTTCTGGTGTCACATTTGATGATGCAAACGAAGCATACACTTCAAGGTACAACCATGAAACTGTAGCAATGGCGTTCTCAATAACAGAAGAGGCTGTAGAGGATAACCTTTACGACAAGCTTTCTGCTCGTTATACGAGAGCACTTGCCAGATCAATGGCACACACAAAGCAAGTAAAAGCTGCAAACATTTTAAATAATGCGTTTACAGCTGGTGCAAGTGCAGGTGGAGATGGTAAAGCTTTATTAGCAACAGATCACCCATTAACAAATGGTGGAACTTTTGCTAACGAGCCAACTGTTGCAGGATTCGTAGATGAAAGAGGATTGATAATCGCTCTAAGAGGAATGAAACTAATTGTTCCAAGACAATTACAGTTTGTCGCAGAGAGAATATTAAACTCTAATCTAAGAGTTGGAACAGCAGATAATGATGCTAATGCTATGAGAAACATGGGAATGTTGCCTCAAGGTTATATCATCAATGATTATCTAACTGACACAGATGCATTTTTCATTAAGACAGATGCACCAAATGGTCTAAAGCATTTTGAAAGAATGCCAATGGCAACAGCCATGGATCCAGATTTCGACACAGGTAACATGAGATATAAAGCAAGAGAGAGATATTCTTTCGGCTTCTCAGATCCTCGTTCATTATTTGGTTCACCTGGAGCGTAAGCTTTATTTCAATTAAAAATAAAAGGGCAGTTACATACTGCCCTTTTTTGTGTATAATAGAAGAAACCTTGACGAAGAATTAACTTCGACATTTGCCAAGACAAGGAGATTGATATGGCTAATACAACTTTTTCGGGTCCAGTCCGTTCCGAGGGTGGATTCAACGTAATTAATAAAGATGGCACAAGTGGTGCTATCACACAAACTGGATTCTCAGTTAACTCAACTGGGCAACTTGTTTCAATGGGTACAAGAAAGATTCAATCTTTTGCTGGTACTTTAGCTTCAACTGATGCTGCTTCAACTGCTTATGCAGACGGAGATTGTCTTGTGGAGTTAGGAACATTAAACGTAGATGCTCCAGATGGACTAGTAACACCAAGCAAGATTTTTATACATAGAGCTTTGATTGGTATTACAACTGCCGCAGGACAAACACTAGCTGGTAACTTAGCATTAAGTTCTACAAGTGGTACTGCTACAAATGCTGCTGTTTCTGGTACAGAAATCGTAGGTGCTGGCGTGACATCATTTAACGAGCAGTTAAGTGCTACACAATCAATTACAGAGATTGATGTTAATTTTAACGATACTGCTGGTAACTATCACATCTTTGTACCAAATATAACTGCCGCAGTAGCTAACGTACACTTATATGCTAGAGCAACAACTACAGTTAACGCTGATATAACTGCTGGAAGATTCACAGTTGAATTAGAATACTCTGTATATTAATAGGAGTGTAAAATGGCAGGAACAAGATCTGATGTAAAAGCCTTTAATGTAAACCAAGGAGATGCG